TCACATTACTGATTCTTTTCTTTCTAATTATATTTATATATTATTAATAGTAGGGGGGGTATAATTAATAATTATAGTGTATAATATATAGAACCACAATAGATTTATTAGAGGGAAAATAGGGTATTTATAAGAAAGGGCTTGACAAATAATAAAAAGTATGCTATAATATTAACATAGTAAAGAGATTTTAAAGAATTTTAGTTTTTTTATTAATTATTAGTCGTTTTCTTGGGGAAAACGCCTTATTACTAATTAATAATTATTAATTATTCCGCAAAGGGGAAAATAATGGGTAGAAGATCTATAGAAGATACAAACAAAATAAGAGAAGCCCAAGGTTTGCCCCTACGTAAACATAAAATATCTAAACCTAAGGCTAGAAAAAGTGACGCTATACTACCGGTATCTAAGAAAGCTCGACATCAAGAGGTTCTTGCTGGTATGCTTAATTCAAAAGGTAAAAAAGTTGTTGATAAAGTACTCAACAAAGCCCTAAATGATGAAGATGATGATCAACTAGCATGTTTAAAGATAGTTATGGACAGAATACTGCCATCAGACTATATAAATAAAATGAAAGGTAATGGAAATCAAATACAAATCCACATTTCAGGCGTGGAAGATACTAAAATAAACGAAGTAGAACCAATAGACATGGAGACTATAGATGGCAAAGAATAATTTAATAGATCGGGCTTTTAAATCTGCACAAGGTTTATTACAAAGACCTAATCCGTCATTCGAACCTACAACTATGGTTACAGAAGAGGATACTAAAAATCTAGCTAGACAAATGGATATGATACAGGATCTACCTTACATGTTTCCTCCTACTCAAACAGAAAAAGATGCAGCTGCAGATGCTTTAATTTCTCCTGAATTAAATAATAATAATAATGTAGCTGGAATTAGCAATGATTTAAATCGTGTACCTTATCAAGCAGAGTCTATACCTCTTCAAGGAAATATCCCTCCTATACTAGAGGGTACTCCTAGTTATAATGTAGAAAAAGAGTATGCAGAAAATAAATATCAAGCAATTCTAAATGGAACATATACTCCTACAGATGAAGAAAGACGAAATCCGTATTTAATTACTAAATTTATGGATGACTATAAAGGAAAAATAGAAGAAAGACCAGATATACTTGCAGATCTTAAAAACTATGCTCAAAATATTATGAGTAGTGCTAATTATTTTAATAAAAAAGAAATGGAAGAAGGTAATATAACAACTCCTAGAATAATAAGGGAACTTGAAAGAGTTCTACCAGCAGATTTACAAGCTCAAGTTAAAGAATTTTTATATGGTAATGAGAGTAGTAAAAACAAAGATAATCTAAAAAAACTAGGTAGTAAATACTATGATACTTCTGAATCAATGAAAAAATTAGGTAGAGACTTATATGATGTATATGAAAGCAATACTGATAATATTAATATGCTTAAAGATGTGGCTGGTAAGCCTAATAAATACTTATCTGGACTCTACAATGAGACTAAAAAGTTATCACCTGATATAGCACAATTTATAACAACAGCAGCTAATGCGCCTAACGAATACTTAGGTGGATTTTACAATGAGACTAAAGCTATGGCTGATAAGCCTAGCAATACAATGAATACTTATATGGACTTTCTTAAAAAAGAAGAGGGTTTTAGAGCAGAACCTTACAAACTACCAGGTGAAGAATTTAATACTATAGGCTTTGGACATTATGGTAGTGATGTTCAAGATGGATTAAAAATAACAGAAAGACAAGCAAATAATATTTTAAGAAATGATATTGAAATACGTTTAGAACAAATTACAAATGCTATACCAAATTTTGAAGGCTTTAAATTAAATGATAGAAAACATTTATTAGGTTCTTGGTTTAGAGGTGGTCTAGCAGGATCTCCTAATACAATAGCATTAATTAATGAAGGTAAATATAAAGAAGCTGCAAAAGAGTTTTTAGATAATGATGAGTATAGAAATAAAAAAACGCTTCCAGGAGTTAAAAAACGAATGAGAGCTACAGCTAAAGCTATTAGTAGACTTAAATGACAGCCTTAAATGTAAAGCTTCACGAAAAACAACGTGAAGTTTTTGATGATAATACACGATTTAGAATTGTAGCTGCAGGACGTAGGTTTGGTAAGTCCAGGCTAGCTGCTTGGTTACTTCTTATAGAAGGACTACAATCTAAGTCTAAAGATATATTTTACGTAGCACCTACATATCAACAAGCTAGAGATATTATGTGGGGTGTGCTGAAGGAACTTGGGCATGATGTAATAACATCTGCACATGAGAATACTTCTGTACTTACTTTAGTAAATGGAAGAAAAATATATTTAAAAGGAGCAGATCGACCAGATACCTTAAGGGGTGTTGGGTTGGCATTCTGTGTAATTGACGAGTATGCAGATATTAAGCCTAACGTATGGGAACAGATACTAAGACCTGCGTTGGCTGATGTACAGGGAAAGGCTCTATTTATAGGGACTCCTAAAGGACGTAACCACTTCTATGAACTATTTCAGTATGCAGACTCAGACAAGGACAAGGATTGGGCAGCTTTTCATTACTCATCCTATGATAATCCTTTAATACCTTCTAGTGAAATTGAAGCGGCAAAGAACTCTATGAGTTCATTCGCTTTCAGACAGGAATTTTTGGCTTCTTTCGAAGCTGCCTCTAGGGACATATTTAAGGAAGATTGGATACATATAGATGAAAACGAACCTGAAACTGGTAATTATTTTATTGCAGTCGACTTGGCAGGATTTATTAAAGTTGATAAAGAAGCAGCCAACAAGAATAAAAAATTGGATGAAACAGCAATTGCTATCGTTAAAGTACATGATAATGGTTGGTGGATTGCAGATGTCAGACATGGTAGGTGGGACATTAAACAAACTTGTGAAGAAATTTTTAATGCTGTTAAAGAATATGAACCTACGAAAATAGGCATTGAAAAAGGTAGTTTAAAAAATGCAGCTCTTCCATATTTAATGGACTTGATGCAAAAAAATAATTTATTCTTTCGAATAGATGACTGTACACATGGTAATCAAAAGAAAACAGAGCGCATCGTGTGGGCTTTACAAGGGAGATTTGAGCATGGAAAAGTTGTTCTTAATTATGGTGACTGGAATAATGCTTTTGTTGATCAGTTGGTTAATTTCCCAAACAGCCAACTCCATGATGATTTGGTAGATGCAGTAGCTTATATAGATCAAATACAAGTAGTAGATGTTATTTTTGATGAAGTAGATGAAGAATACGAAGCACTCGATATGGTAAGTGGATATTAACTAAGGATAAAACATGGCAGAATATAAAGCACCATCACAACTAGTTTCTTGGATTCAAGGACATTGTACAGACTGGAGAGATAACAGAGATAGTAATTATCTTGACTACTGGAAAGAGTATGAAAGACTTTGGAGAGGTGAGTGGGCTGCTCAAGATAGATTAAGAGAATCTGAAAGAAGTAGAATTGTATCTCCTGCTTTACAAGAAGCTATTGAAAATCATGCATCTGAAATAGAAGAAGGAGTTTTTGGTTCTGGTAATAGTCTATTTAGTATGGATGAAGACATGCAAGATAGAGATGGTAGAGACGTTCAATATCTTCAAAAGTACATGAGAGAGTGTTTTAAAAAGAATGGTCTTCGTAAATCAGTGGGAGATATCATTCTTTTAGCTAGTATTTATGGTACTGGTATTGGTGAAATTGTTATAGAAAAAATGGAAGAAAGAGTACCAGCTACTCAACCTATGCCTGAAGTAGATAGTGTTGCAATAGGCACAGTTAAAAAAGATAAAATTAATGTAAAATTAAATCCTATTAGTCCTCAAAACTTTTTAATAGATCCTAATGCTACTCATGTTAATGATGCTATGGGTGTTGCTATTGAAGAGTTTGTTTCTGCACATAAAGTAGCAGAAAATATGGAAAAAGGAGTCTACTTAGAAGCAGATTTAGGTGGAGAAGCTCAATCAGAGCTAGACTTAGAAGAATCTTGGATTGATGAAGAGTATGATCATGATAAAGTTAAACTATTAAAATACTATGGTTTAGTACCAGAAAAACTTATAGATAAGCCTGAAGATGGTGTAGTAGATATAACAGAAGGAGCTTCAGATGTTTTAACTGACTATGGAAATCTTGTAGAAGCTATAGTTATTATAGGTAATGATAATGTATTACTTAAGGCAGAACGTACGCCTTATATGATGAAAGATAGACCTATTGTTGCATATCAAGATGATACAGTACCTAATAGATTCTGGGGTAGAGGTGTAGCAGAAAAAGGCTGTAATATGCAAAAAGCTTTAGATGCTCAACTTAGATGTCATTTAGATTCTCTTGCTTTAACTACAGCACCTATGATGGGTATGGATGCTACTAGATTACCTAGAGGAGCTAAATTTGAAATTAGACCTGGAAAAACTTTATTAACAAATGGATCACCTAATGAAATTTTAATGCCATTTAAATTTGGTGTAACTGATGCTTCTAATTTACAGACAGCTCAAGAATTTCAAAGAATGATATTACAAGCAACAAATACTTTAGATACTGCTAGTGATACTAAACAACCTACAGGCGGGGAACTTTCTATAACTCTTGCTACTATTCTTAAAAAGAATAAAAGAACTCTTGTTAATTTTCAAGATAACTTTTTAATTCCTTTTATAGAAAAAGCAGCTCATAGATTTATGCAGTTTGATCCAGAAAATTTCCCTGTAGCTGACTATAAATTTGTAGCTAATTCTTCTTTAGGTATGTTAGCTAAAGAAGTAGAACAATTACAATTTATTAATTTACTTAAAACATTAGGACCTAACAGTCCTGTTGTTCCTTTATTATTACAAGGTATTTTAGATAACTCTAGTTTACCTAATAAAGAGACTTTAAAACAAATGTTAACGATGTCTCAACAAAAAGAACAACAAATGAAACAACAACAAACTCAATTAGCTTTAGCTCAAGCACAAGCACAGATAGCTTTATATAATTCAGAGGCTCAAGAAAATACAGCACAAGCTCAAAATTATATGATGGATGCTCAAACTAAACCTCAAGAAGTACAAGCAAAACTTATGACTGCTTTAGCTACAAATCTTCCTAGTGAAGCTGATGAACAAGCAGCTGAATTTAAACGAAGAGTACAAACAGCTGAGTTAATGTTAAAAGAACAAGAGCTAGAACTTAAAAAACAAGATATGATAGATAATAAGGATATTGTAAAAATGCAAATGGCTAAGAAATAGCTTGACAAATTTGCCTTTTTATGATATAATAACTATATGGATCAAGAATTAAGAAAGTATTACGAAGATAGATTTACAATGATGGTAACTCCTGGTTGGAAAGACTTTTTAGAAGATGTAGAAAAGTTAGTTACTCAGTATAATAATATTAATACAGTAGATGATGAGAAACAACTTCAAAAAAGAAAAGGTCAACTAGATATATTAAATTGGATTCTTACATTAAAACAAGTTTCTCAAGAAACTTTTGATGAGTTAGAAAATGAAAAAACTATTTGAATTTGAGTGTAAAGACTGTGGAGTTTTTGAAGAACTTACAGAATACACTCAAACATGTGATTGTCCCAGTTGTGGTAAAGTATCTTATAAAATTATAAGTACCCCATCTATACAACTAGAAGGATGGTCAGGGAGTTTCCCAGGAGCTATGGCTAAATGGGAAAAAAATCATTGGCAAGACTCCCGCCAAAAAACCAAAAAAGCAGCTGAGGATTAGTCTCCTTAGTTACTTTCCTAAAATGCTAAATGCACAGGAGAAATGATATGGCTAAAATAGTAGAAGAAGTTGAAGAAATTGATGTAATCCCTGCTCCAGATAAAGCTGAAGATGTAACAGAAATAGTTGATACTAGTCTAGATAAAGAATTAGAACCTATACCAGAACCAACTCCTGAAGTATCTGAAGAAGTCAAAGAAGCAGAGGAAGACTTACCTGAAAAGTATAAAGGTAAATCTGCTAAAGAAATTATTGCTATGCACCAGGCAGCTGAAAAGTTAATTGGTAAGCAAGGTTCTGAAGTAGGTGAACTAAGGAGAGTCGTAGACGATTTCATTAAAACACAAACTTCGAAAGAAGAAGCAAAGACTACAGAAACAACACCAGAAGAGTTTTATGATGATCCTTCTAAACATGTAAAAAAGGAAATTGACAGTCATCCAGCAATTAAAGAGGCTCAAGAAGCTGCTTTGCAAATGAAGCGTACTGCAACATTAACAAGGTTAAATTCTGAGTATCCTAATCTGGAAGAAATAGTACAAAATCCTGCATTTGCAGAATGGATAAATTCTTCTAAAGTTCGCTCCGAATTATACAACAGAGCTGAAGTACATTTTGATTATGATTCTGCTAAAGAATTATTAAGTAACTGGACTGATAAACAAGAACGAGTTGCTAAAGTTGCAGAGACTAATAAGATTGATAAAGAGAATCAATTAAAAGCAGCAAATGTTGGTAGTAAAGGAAGTAACGAACCTGTTTCTAAAAAGAAGTATCGTAGAAGCGATATTATTAAACTTATGCAAACCGATCCTGATAAATATGATGCCTTATCAAATGAGATAATGGACGCATATAGAGAAGGACGGGTTATTTAAATTAATATTTTAGAGAGGTAATTAAAATGGCTTATCCAACCCCTGCAGTCACTACGACTACAGCAGCTAAGTTTATACCTGAGATTTGGTCCGACGAAGTGATTGCGTCTTACAAAAAAAACTTAGTAGCAGCAAATTTGTTTAAAAAAATGTCTTTTACAGGCAAAAAAGGTGATGTAATTCACATTCCTAAACCTACTAGAGGTTCTGCTTCAGTTAAAGCAGCATCAACAGCAGTAACGTTGATTGCAGCTACAGAAACAGAAGTTCAAGTAGCAATTGATAAACACTACGAATACTCACGTTTTATTGAGGATATCGTAGAAGTACAAGCACTATCATCAATGCGTAGATTCTATACAGATGACGCAGGTTATGCTTTAGCTAAACAAGTTGATACAGACTTAGTTCAGTTAGGTAGAACATTTAATGGTGGTGATGCTGGTGCAG